AACCTTCACGCTTGGGTCACAGGGTAGTGTTGGAGGTACGGGAGGACGCGAACAGAAACCGTTAATTAACAGAAAGTCATTAGTGAATGGGAACTACATTCAGGAGTTTCAAGGAACAGCTAAAGGCAGACGTAATCAATTATTAGGCAATAATTTCAAAGTAATAGGGAATGATAATTTTATAGGGATCGGATCTGATAGGGTAACTATATTAGGAAGTAATAACAATGTAGAAAACGGGGCTTCTGATGTGGTCATAATCAACTCAGACGGGCTTACCATTACAGAAAGCAACACCACAATAATAGACGGGAAGCGGCAATGGGTGCACGTAGATAAAGACGATGACTACACCGCTATGGACAGAGAGTTTGTTCTTTGCGATTGCACCAGCAAAGTGGTAACCATAACGCTTCCTCCTGTTGCTGATAGTACGGATGTGAGGATACAAGTATTAAAGACAGATGTAAGCGCATCGGGCGTAGTAGTAGATGGGGATGGCAGCGAAACAATCAACGGAGCAACTACCTATAATTTAGGTTCTCAATATGATTTTGTAAGCGTATGGTGTGACGGTGTAGAATGGTTCATAACTGAATAATGGCAACCAAGAAAGTAGCATTCAAGGTAGTGGTCGATACTTCCGAAGCAACGGAGGGGGTCGAAAAGACAACGGAATCGGTAGAGGACTTAGGTAGGCAAACTAAGAAAACCTCAAGCGAAATGAAAGGCGGCTTTAAAGCGGCTGAACAAGGAACTAAGAAGCTCGGTACTTCCGTTGGTGGGCTTATCAAAGCGTTGGGAATTGTCGGGGTTGCTATGGCAGTCTTTAGTTTCATGAAAGACATCCTATCGAAGAATCAAAAGATAATGGATGCGCTTTCAACGGCTACCACAGCCCTTGAGATAATCATCAATAAGCTATTTGAAGCGGTTGCGCCTTTGGGTGAGGCTATGAAAAAGGCTTTTGACGACCCTAAGCAAGCGGTGTTAAATCTATGGGAAGCGATAAAAGAGAACTTCGTTAATAGATTAGAGGGTGTTGTGTTGGCTGTTCAAGCAGCGGGCAAGATAATAGAGGCATCATTGGACTTCGATTGGGACACCGCTAAAGAGGGCGCAAAGGATTTTGGTTCTGCCATGATTCAGATAGGAACGGGACTGGATAAAGAACAACAAAAAGAAATTGTAGAAACGGTTAAAGCCTTTGCCGTAGAAGCAGTTAACGCGACTAAAGCAGCAGTAGATCAGGCAGATGCTCTAACTGAACTTAGAAACGAGGTCGCACTTTTGGAAGCGGGTCAGAAGAAAATTCAAATGGTTTACCAACGGGAGGCGGAACTACAACGCCAGACCCGTGACGACATAAGAAAGACAATTGCAGAACGAATAGCAGCAAACGATAAGTTAGGAACAATCTTAGACCAACAAATACAAGTTGAAGAAAACTTAGCAGATAAACGTGTAGAGTTAGCAAAAGCAGAACTTGCACTTAATAAGGACAAAGTAGAACTTAAAGCCGCAGTCCTCAGAGCAGAAGGTGAATTAGCAGACCTTCAAGAAAGGATAGCAGGGCAACGCTCTGAGCAATTAGTAAACGAGGCGGCACTTGAAAAAGAACTATTCGATTATCAACAGGAACTAAGAGTAGCCACTTTAGAGGAACGGGAAAAGGAACTCGAAGAACTTAAAATCTATTACGATAGGTTAGATGAAATTGCAAGGCTCGCAAGTGATACAAGTGTTGATTTAGTAAAAGCTCGAAATGACGCGATAGATGAATTAAACGAGAAGCATAGAAAAGAAGATTTAGCAGCGGAAAAGAAAGCATCCAAAGAAAAGATTGAGGCGGCTCAAGCTGAGGCAGATGCAAAACTAACATTGGCATCAAGTGTTGCGGGTTCGTTAAGCTCCATTGTTCAGTCTTTAGGTAACCAATCAAAAGCAAGTGTAGCAATTCAGAAAACTTTAGCGATAGCACAAATAGCAATAGACACGGCAAAGAGTATTTCAGCAGCGATAGCGGGCGCAACACAATCAGCAGCAGGAACAGGAGTGGCAGCAGTAGCAACAACACCTATGTTTATAGCCACACAGATAGCGACAGTATTGGCAGCAGTAGCTCAAGCGACAGCTATTCTCAACTCAGCTCCAGGAGGCGGGTCTGCCAGTATCCCAAGTGTCAATATACCTCAGACAGCTACACCTTCTCCCAATATTCCAGGAGTGACCACCAACACCACGGAACTCGGAAACACCGAACAGGCAGAACTCGCTCCCATTCAGGCATTCGTAGTCGAGACGGGCATAACAGGCAGCCAACAGAACATCACGCAGATCGAAGGTCAGGCGACCTTCGGATGAAACGAAACGGCCACGGACGTATTTTAATGATATGGAGAAAATACCGCTTATCAACCTGACAATAGATGATCACGAAGAAACAGGGGTCGAATTTATCGCCCTTGTAGATTCGCCTGCAATAGAGCGTCAATGGATGGCGTTCTCCAAACAGGAGCAACGGTTCAAAATTCACGACAGGGAAAAGCGCGTTGTATCAGGTGCGTTGATGGTCGCCAACCTGCCCATTTACAGGGAGGACGAGAACGGTGCTGCATTCTATGTGAAGTTCGATTCCGATACTATTGAGAAGATAGTACATAAGTTCTTTAGGACACAGCCGAGCGATGCGGTGAATCTGATGCATGAGACGAAAGTGGACGGGGTGTATATGTTTGAAAGTTTCATAATAGACGCGAACAAGCGAACGCCTGAAGGATTCAATAAGCTACCTGATGGATCATGGTTCGGGTCGTTCAAAGTTGATAACGATGAGGTGTGGGAGAAGGTCAAGGACGGTACATTCAAAGGGTTCTCGATTGAGGGAGTGTTCGTTGACAAGGCGACAGCGGAGCTTGAGCAGGATCTGATTAACGAGGTCATACGGGTACTCTCAGAGACATGAAATGGTCACTCTGTTCGTCATTGCTTCTTTTTGGATGCTCAGAAAAAGAGCATCCCGAATGCTGTGATTCCGAACATATATCCGGGCAACTGCAATAACTTTTGAAACACTTTAGATAGCAGCGTATTTTATTACCAAAGACACCTATTGTCATGGCAAAGGAAAAGACCACACGCGAACGGGTAATAGCTAAACTCTCCGAGATCAAGAAGATTGTCTTCGATGATGGTCAGGAGGAGGTAAAGGCCGCTGATGTCAAGATGGTTGACGGTACGATACTACGCATTGAGCCGGCTTTGGAGGTGGGTGCAACCGCAGAGGTCGTTTCAGAAGATGGCGAATTGACAGCGGTTGCAGACGGTCAGGTTGAACTTGAGGATGGGACGGTCATTACTGTTGAGGGCGGAATAATTGTTGAAGTGGTAGGTGTTGAGGGCGAAGGTGAAGAAGCCGCGCCCGAAGAAATGAACGAGGAGGTTGATACTGAAGGAGCAACGCCTGAGCAAGCCCCGGCCTTCGACCTTGAAAAGTTACAGGAGCAGATCATCAACAAGCTGAACGTAGCGATCACCGAGAAGATCGACAGACTGAAGTTCGCAAAGAAGGAGCAGATAATCGAACTGAAGGACGAGAACAAGAAACTGAAGGACACGCTTTCGGGGCTGATAGAACTCTTTGAGGAGTTTGCAGACACACCGAAAGAAAAACCGAAGAACAAAGGTAGAAACCCATTCAAGAAGAACACGGACTTCGACTTCACGAAATTGAACAAATTAAAAAACTAATATCATGGCATTTGACGTAACAGGGTTGGTAGATTTCACGAACGAGAATCAGTTCGACCTCATGCGGGCGACCGTATTAGGGGCGAAAATGATGGACCTGACAACGGTCGTTCCGAACATCAAAGGTCCATCGAAGTTGCCACAGATTTCATCATCCGTCTTCTTTCAGACGGACGGGTGCAGTTTTAACGCTTCGGGTGACACCACGTTCACGCAGCGGACACTTACACCGGGCAAGGTGAGGGTCAATTCCGAGTGGTGCGATAAGGACCTTGAGCCGAAGTATCTGGCGACACAACTGACGCCAGGTGCGATGAAGGACAAGGTCGAACCTGATGAGGTATGGAGAATGATACTCGATGAGTACACATCCAAGATCGCCCGCGATATTGACGTTGCTATTTGGCGCGGTGATACGGCAGGCGGACCATCTAACAACCAATTCTGGGATGGCTACATCAAACTACTCACATCAGGCACTATTGACGCCAACACGGGCGGAGTACCATTGACCACGCTATACACCGAAGCGGCAGCGCGGGAGGCGATAGAGCGTCTTTACCTCTCTGCGGCCACGAATGGACTTGCAGACTTTGCAGACGGCATCGCATACGTGGGTTACGATCTCTATGCCCTACTGTATTCGGCAATGATCAATGGTGGCAGCACCAACGGAATGGCACTCAACCAAGCACCGAGCGGTAACGCTGATCCTGACGATTCAGGCGCAGGGCTGATCTATCCAGGAATGAATATGAGAATTGTTCCCGTCAACGGACTGACAGGTCAGGAGAAGACCTATTTCGCAAGAAAGAGCAATATGTTCATAGGAGTGGATGCCGAGGGCGACTTCGAGAACTTTGAGACGTGGTATTCGCAGGACGACCGCAAGGTGAAACTCGCGGTTGAGTTCAAGTTAGGATGTCAGGTGGCATTCCCCGGAGAAGTGGTTTCAATCATAATCTGATAGCAACATGGCTTGTGCATTAACGACAGGGTTCACACTCGATTGTAAGGACGCGATAGGCGGAATCAAATCCGTAAGGTTTGCAAGCCTTGCGGATTGGGAAAGCCTCGTCCCCGCATACGCCACAGGAGGCGTCACAATAGGAACGCCAGCGACCGTGTTCTACAAATACGAACTCGACAAGGAGGAAAGCTCCTTCAATGATGACCCGACACCGGGCAGCAATAAAGGCACGCTCTACTATGTCCCTGCGATAACCTTCATCCTTTCAAAGATGGACGTCACCAAGCGTAGGGAGATACAGCTACTTGCAAAGAACAGGGTCGTTGCCATCGTTGAGACACGCGAAGCAACGCCCGTATATTGGGCAATAGGCGTTACCAGCGGCCTCGACCTCACGGCAGGGGTTGTCGGTTCAGGCACGGCAGCGGCAGACCTCAACGGTTATACCATGACCTTCACAGGAATGGAGGCCGACCCCGGATTCTTCATAGCATCCGCAGCATTGGCGGGCATTACAAACTGATTTCTCGTCCATCTTCATCCATCTGATGCCTCATCCTATCGGGTGGGGCATCTTTTTGTGAAACAAAAGAGCTTTTCGGGTATCTTATAATAAAGACACTTGATATGGCATCCACAATAACACCAGCAACGCTTACGGTAACCATCACAGAGGCGATAACCCTCGGAGGATCAGACAGAGGCTCAACCCATACGCGCACCGTTGCAAGTGTGGCGACCGTTGACCCACGGATAATGAATGTTGGAACTGCCGAGGTTGACATTCTCGGCTTCGGGTCAGCAACGGGACAGGGGCAATACGTCAGAACAGACCTCCGTTATTTACGGGTAACCAACAAGGACGACACGAATTT